CCGTGCTCAGCGCATAATAGACAACATCCTTGGAGATGTCCCTAACCTCGAAAGCCTAAAGTTTGGCTTTGGACCTGGTGCAACGACTCAAGTTAAAAGAAAAATCTCCTCGGCTCGTTCGAAATTGAGCCAGAGGTTCTGCTGCAGCGAAGACTTGCTTCCCGTAGTTTCCAAACTACTCGAGCAAATGCCTGGTTGGTTGCCGTCGTCCTCGGACGACTGCGATCAAGACCAGGTCCTAGTTGACGTGGATATCCATCCATGTAAACTTAGCTTCGTCCCAAAAAATGCTAAGACCGATCGCGGCATCTGCACCGAGCCCTCACTGAACGTTATGTTCCAGAGGGGTGTAGGGCAGTATATGACGCGTCGATTGTTGCATTTTGGAGTGGACCTTCTCGATCAGTCTAAAAACAAAAGACTGGCCGAAATTGGTTCACGTTCTGGGGAACTAGCGACCCTGGACCTAAGTATGGCTTCTGATCTAATTTCAATCGAGGTAGTGTGGCACTTGCTACCCTACGATTGGGCGTGTTTCCTTTCGTACGGACGAAGTTCGTCCGTCGATATAGATGGCGCCGTTCAGAAACTACAGAAGTTCTCATCCATGGGAAATGGCTTTACTTTCCCCTTGGAGTCACTCATCTTTTTCGCTCTGGCCAAGGCCTGTTGTGAGAAAGGTGATGTGGTGAGCGTGTACGGCGATGACATTATCGTACCGGTATCAAGGTACGAACGTGTCTCTCGCGTTTTACACGATGTGGGATTTGCCATAAATCATGACAAATCTTACGCTTCTGGCCCCTTCCGTGAATCTTGCGGTGGGGACTACTTTTTGGGAACGGACATCCGACCGTTCTACCTTCGTGGTAGAATGTCTGGTCAATCCGCCTTCTCCCTCCACAATTTCTATGTGAGGAGAGGCTTTGATGAACCAGCTTCCTTCCTTCTTCAACTTATGTCTGAGTCCCTAAAAATCTGGGGTCCTGACAATTACGGCGATGGGCACCTTGTAGGTTCCTACCGTCGTAAGGCCATTGGCCGTGAAAAAGGTTGGTGCGGTCATACCTTTGATACGTACGTACTTGCACCGCTAAAGGACTATAAGGTCCGCAGTGGTGATAAAGTACTTCCGTGTTACACCATTTACGCCGTGGGTCCTGATTTCGATTTTGAACTTTATCGATTTCTCGACCCATACGGCGAACGACCTAAGGCTTTCCCAAGCTATAGGGCGCAATCTGCTTTTTATCGCAGAGGTGTGCTGGGGGTGAGTACTCCCGGCTACAAAGGGTATAAAC